ATCTAAAGGAGCATTACACGGCTTAACCAGGTTTAGTATGGAGGACGCTCCTGCGAATAGTTTCTTTTTAGAATACTTATCAAGACCACCTACGGCAGAAATATTTTTTGAAGACGTTCTAATGGCGTTAGTATTTTACGGAATGCCAATACTTGCAGAGAATAATAAACCTAGATTACTTTATTATCTTAGAAGAAGAGGTTATAGAGGGTTTAGTATGAATAGACCGGATAAAGTATGGAATAAATTATCCGTTGCAGAAAAAGAAGTTGGTGGTATACCAAACTCAAGTGAAGACATAAAACAAGCTCACGCAGCAGCAATTGAGATGTATATACAAGATCACGTGGGTATAAAACAAGATGGAACGTTTGGAGATTTATATTTTAACGCTTTATTAAATGATTGGGCAAAGTTTGATATAAATAAAAGAACAAAATTTGACGCATCTATAAGTTCTGGATTAGCAATAATGGCTAATAATAGACATCTATATGCTCCAAACGTAAAAATAGAAAAACCTAAACTAAACATAAACATATCAAAGTATAAAAATACTGGTAATATGTCTAAAATAATCAAATAATAAATATGGCAGAGTCTGTTATAATAAATTATTTCCCGAGTCAAACTGTTAGTGATACTGAAAAAATCACTGAAGAATATGGTTTAAAAGTAGCGAAAGCTATAGAGTCAGAATGGTTTAATGATGATAGGAATAACAATAGATATAGAAATAATCATAGTAATTTCCATAGTCTAAGATTGTACGCAAGAGGTGAACAATCTGTACAAAAATATAAGGATGAGTTATCTATAAACGGTGATTTGTCCTATTTAAATTTAGACTGGACACCCGTTCCAATTATACCTAAGTTTGTAGATATAGTAGTTAATGGTATAGCTGAAAGAACATATGATATAAAAGCTTTTTCCCAAGATCAGTACGGCGTTAGTAAAAGAACAAAGTACATGGAGTCTATACTAGCCGACATGAGAACTAGAGAGTTAGATGAATTTTCTAAACAAGCTTTTGGTATACCTTTAGCTGAAAACGACGTAGAAACTTTACCCGATACAGAAGAAGAATTAGGATTACATATGCAGCTTAATTATAAGCAAGCTGTAGAGTTGGCTGAAGAACAAGCTTTAAATGTTCTTTTTGAAGGTAATAATTACGAGTTAATCAAAAAACGATTTTATTATGATTTAACAGTTCTTGGTATTGGCGCTGTTAAAACTTCTTTTAATACTTCTGAAGGTGTTACTATAGATTACGTTGATCCAGCAAATCTAGTTTATTCTTACACTAACTCCCCTTATTTTGATGATATATATTATGTTGGAGAAGTTAAAACAATACCAACAAATGAATTAGTAAAACAATTTCCTCAATTAACAGAAAGTGATCTTGAGGATATAATGAAAAATAAATCTTTTCATAAAAACAATCACAACAACTCATATTCTACTAATAAAGAAGACAATAACAAAATACAAGTACTATATTTTAATTATAAAACCTATATGAACGAGGTTTATAAAGTAAAAGAAACTGGAACTGGTGCTGATAAAATTATACCTAAAGATGATACTTTTAACCCACCAAAAGATAAAGAAGGTGGTTATTCAAAATTATCAAAATCAGTAGAAGTTTTATATGATGGAGCTTTGATTTTAGGTACTAATAAATTATTAAAATGGGAAATGTCAAAAAACATGATGCGTCCTAAAAGTAATTTTACTAAAGTTAAAATGAATTATTCTATAGTAGCACCAAGAATTTACGATGGTAAAATAGACTCTTTAGTAAAACGTATTACTGGTTTTGCTGATATGATTCAATTAACACACCTTAAACTACAACAAGTAATGTCTAGATTAGTGCCAGATGGTGTTTATTTAGATGCAGATGGTTTAGCAGAAGTTGACTTAGGCAATGGAACTAATTATAACCCACAAGAAGCTTTAAACATGTTCTTCCAAACAGGTTCTGTAATTGGTAGGTCATTTACTCAAGATGGAGATATGAATCCTGGTAAAGTACCTATACAAGAAATAACAAGTGGTAGTGGTGGTAATAAAATGCAAGCTTTAATTGGTACATATAATTATTATTTACAAATGATAAGAGATGTAACCGGATTAAACGAAGCTAGAGATGGTAGTATGCCAGATAAAAACGCTTTAGTAGGTGTTCAAAAATTAGCGGCCGCAAATAGTAACACTGCTACTAGGCATATTTTACAAGCCGGTTTATTTTTAACAGCTGAAACTGCCGAGTGTTTATCACTTAGAATATCTGATGTTATAGAATTTTCTCCAACAAAAGATGCTTTTATACAAGCTATTGGTGCTCATAATGTGGCTACATTAGAAGAAATGAAAGAGTTACATCTTTATGATTTTGGTATATTTATACAACTACAGCCAGATGAAGAAGAAAAAGCTATGTTAGAAAATAACATTCAAATGGCTTTACAACAACAAAATATAGAACTTGAAGATGCAATTGATCTTAGAGAAATTAAAAACGTAAAATTAGCAAATCAAATGTTAAAAATACGTAGACAGAAAAAACAAGAGAAAGATCAAGCAATACAAGAAAGAAATATACAACTACAATCTCAGTCAAATGCTCAAGCAGCTCAAGCAGCAGCACAAACTGAAGTTCAAAAAAATCAAGCTTTAGTACAAAGCAAAGCTCAATTAGAACAAATTCAAGCGCAGTTAGAAGCTCAGAAAATGCAACAAGAAGTTCAGTACAAAAAAGAGTTGATGCAGCTAGAATTCCAAATGAACATGCAGTTAAAAGGCATGGAGGTTGAAGGGATGAAGAATAGGGAAAAAGAAAAGGAAGATAGAAAAGATGAAAGAACAAAAATCCAAGCTTCTCAACAAAGTGAGATGATTGAACAAAGAAAAAGTGGAAAACCACCTAAAAACTTTGAGTCCGCAGGTAATGATATACTAGGTGGCGGATTTGATTTAGGCGCGTTTGAACCTAAGTAAAAATTATTAATTATTATTATATTATATTATGGAAGAAAAACTAGAAGAAGTAGTTGAACAGACTACAACAAATAACCAACAAGACCCAGGTGATGAAAACGTGGTGAAAGTTGATGAAAGTAAATTTGAATCTGCAGGTGATGACAGTATCATGAAAGTAGATTTAAGTAAACCACCAAAACCAGAGGAAAATGAAGTTAAAAAAGATAACACTAACGACGAGGGAGTGGCTCCAAAGTCTGAGGATGCCGACACCTCAAAAGAACAAGAAGAAGTACAATCGGAAGCAGAAGCACAAGAACAATCAACACTAGAAGAAGTTAAAGAATCTACTAGTGAAGATAAAGAAGTTAAAGAAGATGTAGTTTTAGAAGAAATTACTGATGAAGAAGTAAAAGAAGAAGTTGAAGAAGTAAAAGAAGAAATTGAAGAAGCTATTGCTGAAGCTGAAAAAACTGGTAAACCTCTTCCTGAAAACATTCAAAAGTTAATGGACTTCATGGAAGATACTGGTGGTGATTTAGAAGATTACGTTCGTTTAAATCAAGATTATAGTAAGTTAGATGATATGTCTTTATTAAAAGAGTATTATAGACAAACTAAATCTCATTTAAATGATGATGAAATAAGTTTCTTAATGGAAGATTCTTTTTCGTATGACGAAGAAGAAGATGACGATAGAGAAATTAAAAGAAAAAAATTAGCGTTAAAAGAGCAAGTTGCCAACGCTAAAAGCCACTTGGACGGGCAAAAGTCCAAATACTATGAAGATATCAAAGCTGGTTCAAAGCTTACAACTGAACAACAAAAAGCTGTAGACTTCTTTAATAGATACAACAAAGAGTCAGAAGAGACTAAAAAAGTAGCAGAAGCGCAAAAATCAAATTTTTTAAATAAAACAAATAATGTTTTTAACGACAAATTCAAAGGTTTTGAATATAGTGTTGGCGACAAAAAATATAGATTTAACGTAAAAAATGCAAACGAAGTAAAGGAAGCACAAAGTGATATTAATAATTTTGTCAAAAAGTTTTTGAATAAAAATAATGAAATGTCCGATGCTAAAGGTTATCATAAATCCTTATTTACCGCAATGAATGCTGATGCTATAGCTCAACACTTTTATGAACAAGGTAAGGCTGACGCTATAAAAAATAGTGTTACCAAGTCTAAAAATATAAACATGAATCCTAGACAATCTCACGGAGAAATTAAAGGAGCTGGTTTAAAGTTTAAGGTGTTAGGTAGTAATTCTTCTGATTTTAAGTTCAAAATTAAAAATAATAAATAACAAATTAAAAATTAGAAATTATGGCATTAACAGCTGGAGCTAGTTTGAATAGTGTTCCTAGTGCAAGACAATTGACACTATCATCAAACTACGTAGATTTTACAGTTGCGGCAGGAAGCTGGACGCAACAATACTTGCCTGAGGTAATGGAAGAAGAAGCAAAAGTTTTTGGAAACAGAACGATTTCGGGATTCTTATCTCAAGTAGGTGCAGAAGAGGCAATGGCCTCAGACCAAGTAGTCTGGTCGGAAATGGGAAGACTACATTTAGCATATATATGTAGTATTACTAGCCTTACCGCTGGTACACCTGCTGGTGGTCGAATAACGATCACAGACCACATTGATGGTGCAACTACATATGTTGCAAACTCTCACGGTATAAGACCAGGGGATACTGTTTTATTAACAACAACTGCTGGTACACTTAAGTGTCACGTTCATACGGCTGCTGTAGGAGCAAATACTATAGACTTAGTTCCTTATGGACAAGCTAACTTAGGTGCTGCTGGTGTTACTATGGTTACTGGTGTTAATAACGGTAGAGTACTAGTTTATGGTTCTGAATTTGGAAAAGGATCTGGTGCTAGAACTAGAGGTAATGAGCCAGATCACACAACTTTTACTAACAAACCTATTATATTAAGAGATTACTATGAAGTATCAGGTTCTGACGCTTCTCAAATAGGTTGGATTGAAGTTGCTGGTGAAGAAGGACAATCAGGATATTTATGGTATGTAAAAGCTTCTGGAGATACTAGAGCGCGTTTCTCTGATTACATTGAAATGTCAATGCTTGAAGGAGAGCTTGGTGGTGCTGCTACTGACCAGACAGATTCGTCTGTTACTTTGGTTACTACAGGTGCAGCGGCTACTGGTGCTAATACAGGTACTGAAGGTATGTTCGCTGCTATTAGAACAAGAGGTAATCAAGCTTCATTAATTGACACAGCGACTGCTCCAGCTGCTAACTTAGCTGAGTTTGATAGAATATTAAACGAGTTTGATAAGCAAGGAGCTATTGAGGAAAACATGATGTTCTTAGGTAGAGATTCCTCTATAGCAGTTGACGATATGTTAGCTACTATGAATGGTGGTGGTGCTAATGTTGAAACTTCTTATGGAGTATTTAACAATTCAGAAGACATGGCGCTTAACTTAGGTTTCTCTGGATTTAGAAGAGGTTCTTATGACTTTTACAAATCAGATTTCAAATACTTAAACTCAATGGATGGTAGAGCTGGTGTATCTACAATTGGTGCTGCTTTAGTTCCTGATGCGATTAGAGGGGTTTTCGTTCCTGCAGGTGTTTCTTCTGTTTATGATAGAAACGCTGGTATGAACATGAAACGACCTTTCTTACACGTTAGATATAGAGCTGCTGCAAATGGAGATGACCGTAAGTATAAGTCTTGGGTTACTGGTTCTGTAATGGCTGCTACTGACGGAGATGATGCAATGAAAGTTCATTATTTATCTGAAAGATGTTTAATTACACAAGGTGCTAATAACTTTATGTTATTAACATAATCAATTTTTAAAAGACCGGGGCTTCGGCCTCGGCCTTTTATTTTTATTAATTTTATTATATATTATATTATGGCAAAGAAAACAAAAAAAGAAAATATAGTAGTTGAAGAAACTACACAGGTTGTAGAACAACCAAAAAAGAAAAAAGATACTTGGGAAATAAAAGATAGAACATATTTTTTAACTGGAAGAGATAAACCTATAACAAAATCTCTAAAAGCATCTGGAATATTTTGGTTTGATGAAGAAAAAGGATATGAGCGTGAGTTAAAATTAACAACAAATCAAAGAACTCCTTTTGTTGACGAAATGCAAGGCCAACAAAGATTAGAGCATATTGTATTTAGAAATGGAGCTTTATTTGTAGAAAGAGAAAAGACAGTTTTACAAAAACTACTATCTTTATATCACCCTCTTAGAGATAAAATATATTATGAGCATAAACCTGAAGAAGTTGCTAAAGATGAATTACAAGATTTAGAATTAGAGATAGAAGCTTTAACAACTGCAAAGAATATAGATATTGATATGGCTGAGGCTATTATGCGTGTAGAGATCGGTTCTGATGTATCTAGCTTAAGTTCTAAAGAGTTAAAAAGAGATTTGCTTATATACGCTAAGAAAAACCCTAAATTGTTCTTAGAATTAGTTAATGATGACAATGTTCAACTTAGGAATTTTGGTATTAGAGCAACTGAACTTGATATTATTAAGTTAAGTTCTGATCAAAGAACTTTTTCATGGGGTTCTAACGATAGAAAACTAATGAATGTTCCTTTTGATGAGCATCCATATACTGCTTTAGCACATTGGTTTAAAACTGATGAAGGTATGGAAATATATGCAAATATAGAAAAACAATTAAATTCATAATCAAACTGTAGAGCGGTCGCCCTACGGGGCGATCGTAACTACAAATAAATTATATGGAGGAAAAAAAATCAAAAGGGTTAGGCGACACAATAGAAAAAATTACAAAAGCAACGGGAATAAAAAAAGTTGTAGATAAAGTCAGTGAAGTTACAGGTAAAGACTGTGGTTGTGCTGATAGAAAAGATAAGTTAAATAGATTATTTCCGTACGATTATTACAGTAAATAAAACAAATTATGCCAGTAAGAATAGATACCGTATATCAAAGAGTTTTAGCTATAGCAAATAAAGAGCAAAGAGGCTACATAACGCCACAAGAGTTTAACTTATATGCTAACTTAGCTCAAATGGATATTTTTGAACAATATTTTTATGATTTAAATCAATTTAGAAGAATAAATGGTAACGATACTGTTTATTCAGACATGGTGACTAAGCTTGAGGATAAAATTGAAGTATTTGAAAGACTTATTGATACAACAGGTATACTTAGTCCAGCTACATCATGGGCTGTTGCAGGTGGTGGTGAAATAATAGTACCGGATGATGTTCATAGTATAACACGTGTTGAATATTCGCCAGACGCTATCCAACCGCCTGCCATACAAGCAGAAAGATTAAACACGAGAGATTTTAACTCTGTAATCAAAACATCTACACCGTTATTAAACCCATCACCAGTTCGTCCAGTTTGTAATTTAAGAAGAAATAGGTTAAGTATAAGTGATGGAACAGGTTTAGCTGCACCACCAGCTAATAATATAAATATATTTTATATTAGAAGACCAATTGACGTTAATTGGGGTTATGTAGTTATAAGACAAGGTGGTGGAAAAGCTTTATACAATGCTAACACAGCTATTGATTTTGAATTACATATATCAGAAGAAGTAGAACTTGTATATAAAATATTAACTTATGCAGGTATTGCTATAAAAAGAGAAGACATAGTACAAGGTGGAGCATCTTTAGATGCGTCAAAAAAACAACAAGAAAAACAATAATAAATGGCTTTATTAACTCAAACACCTCAACAATATTACAACGACCCTAACTCTTGGGGTAATTATCAATTTATATCTTTAAGAGAAATTATAGATCAATTCATGATTGTATACGTGGGTGAAGAAAAAATAATAAGTAAAGCAAAAAGATTAGATGTAGCTTTTCATGCTCAAAGAGCTCTGGCAGAATTATCTTACGATGTGTTTAGGTCTTGTAAGTCACATGAGGTTTTAGTGCCAAATACTTTGTGTATGACTTTACCACAGGATTATGTTAATTATAGAAAAATAAGTTGGGTTGACAACGCTGGTATAAAACATAGAATATATCCAACAAACTGCTCTACAAACGATCCGGGCTCTTCTCCTTATCAAGACGAC